AACTGGTAGTTTCCTAAAATTATAAATAATTTTACTCAACTGGTAGTTTCCTAAAATTATAAATAATTTTACTCAACTGGTAGTTTCCTAAAATTATAAATAATTTTACTCAACTGGTAGTTTTTTAAAAATTATTTTCCAACTTTTTTATAAATATTTACCCTTTAGGGTGGTTGAATAATTTTTTAAAAATTATTTAAGCATTTTATTTTTTTAATAAATTAATAAATTATTTTATTTTTTTATATATACAGTAAATAAAAAAAATATACTTAAAAACAAAATAAGTATATACAGTATATAATGGCTAGTGAAAATTTTACTCTTTCAAAAATTAAAACTCTTAGTCCTGTTGATGCTAAGGAATATATTACTAAATACTTTGTTCCATTAAGCAATGGAAACCATGCAATGCTTATTGACGGTATTTATGTTATTAAGGATGACCAAGAAATAAAAAGAAGTTATTTCAACAGAATGCAAAAAGAACTATGTAATTATTATTTTAAAGAATTTACAGAAGTAAAAACCATTTCATATGAAATAAATAAACCAACCTTTTACAGTGATAAAATAAACTTATGTCCTCCTATGTTATATAAACATGATGAAACATTTAAACCTTCAAAGGATACTCAAGAAAAACTAAACTTTTTATTAAACTATATGAAAGAAATATTATGTTCAAATAAACAAGACTGTTATGAATTCTTATTAAAATGGATATCAAACATGTTAAAAGGTAATAAAAATAATAGTTGTTTATACCTCAAAGGAATTCAAGGAGTAGGAAAAAGTAGTTTATATGTATTCCTTAGTAAATATGTTATTGGTCAGAATTTAGGAATAGAAACAGGTTCTGACCCCATAAGAACTAAATTTAATGAAATATTGGGAGGTAAACTTTTAGTATGTATTGAAGAACTTGAAAACTTTAGTAAAGCAGAATGGGAGTCTATTAGTTCAACATTAAAAAGAATGATAACAAGTCCAAATATAACGCTTCAAAATAAATGTACCAAAGCATATGAAAGTAATAATATAAATAATTATATTTTATGTTCAAATAATGATGCTATTAAAGATGACGACGGAAGACGTTATTTTATTTTAGACATTGCAACTCATAAAGTAGGAGATACAGCTTATTATTCAAAATTATATAATGAATGTTTTACAAAAGAAGTCGGTGAAGCTTTCTTTCATGAAATATATAAAATTAATACTGATAACTTTAACCCTCAAAGCTTTCCAATTACTCAGTCTAAATTAGACTCGTTAAGTAAACGTCTTGATAGTGTTTATAAATATATTAAAGAAGAATATGTATTAAAAAATTTAGACATTGACTTGAGCGCTTCAGACTTATATAATGACTATAAATTTAGTACACATAAAGCAGTTACTAAAGAAGACTTTCATAGAAAACTAAACGAAGTAGGTTTAACAAGAACTAAAAAAGACGGAAAGTTATGGTATGATATTTCACATAAAATTCTTTCTAAATGTGCTAAGTCTAAATTATGGCTTCACGAATTAGATGAATTCGAAGAAGAAGAACAAGAAGAAGAATATATTCCAAAAAAGAAAGTAAAAAGTAAATATGATAATAAATATAATTCATTGGATATTTAATTTAAAAATATATATAAAAACAAAATACTATATATATAATATAATGAAATACTATATATATAAAATTACCGACTCTAATAATAATGAAGAATTTTATATTGGGTCAACTAATAATATTTCAAATAGGAAGTGTAAACATAAAAAGAATACTTGTAATAAAACTAGTAAAAGTTATTGGCTTAAACTTTATCAATATATTAGGGCTAATGGCGGGTGGACTAATTTTAATATCTCTATTTTAGAAGCAGGAACATGTGAAGGAAAAGAATATATTAAACAAAAAGAACAAGAATATATTGACAAACTTAAACCATCATTAAACCAAATAAAAGCAACAAAACAAAAAATTGAATTAATTCCAGTAGGAGAACAAATGCCTTAAACTATATAAAGAGTATGTTATATATATAATTATAAACTGTAAAATACTGTTCCCCTTTTGGTGAGGACGAATAAACACTTCACGTTGTTTCGTATGCACTCTGTGACGAATTGAGGAAATACTTTTATACACTCAATAATGAGTATATAAAAATTATTAAACACATTTAAAAGATAAGTTATATATATAATTATATAAAATGGAAAATAAAACCGAATTAACTAAAGAAGAAGTTATTCAAAGTTCTGATAAACTTTATAAAAGTTCTGAGAAGTGGATAGAACATGTTGAATATACTCCCATTAATGAATATGAAAAGAAAATGTTAGAAGGAACACTAAAACCGGAGGAATTAATAGAAAAAGAAAAAGAAGAAAAACCTATTGAAGTTGACTGGAAAAAACAACATATTATGAAAGTTAAAGTTATTGGACTTGATAAAATGGGAAAACCTCCACTAAGCAACCCTTCACTTTTTAAGAAAAAAGAAAAAGATGAACTAATAAAACATATGGAAGAAATACTTAAACTTCCTGAAGATGAAATAACATTACTATTCAATGCTATTTGTAATGAAAAAATATTTACAACTATAGCCGACTATTCTGTTTTTCCAATGAATTAAATATTTACCTTTTAGGGTGGTTGAATAATTTTTAATAAATTATTTAAGCATTTTCCAATAATTTTTTTAATTTATTTTTATGAATATTTAATTAATATTTATAAAAAATAAAAAAATAAAAGTATTTATAAACTTATTTATATATGTAATAATATATAAAAATGAGTGGACAACCTTATAGATATGCGTCCGATGTAGATAAATTTAGAGCCGAGTATATGGCTTCATTAGGACTACGTACTGACTTAGACGACTTAAACCTTCAAGCAAATAAAACCTATAAAGAAACTGGTGCACTTCCTCCAGTAAGTCAAATGAAGGATACAAGAACAACATCTGAAATATTAGCAGATACCGAAAAACTTAAACAAAGCATTCTTCAAGACTTCAAACCATTAGGAAGCCCTCAGTTAATAATGGGTATTATTCAAGGAGTATTATCATCACGTCTTAATAGTGATGGTTCTTTTTTTACATTTCTAGCACAACGTGCTCCTGAGCTTGTTAGAAATTTACAAAAAGTTTATAAATTTGGAATTAAAGGCGATGCAAATGATATTAAAACTTTTGTTGAATTTTTAGAAGAAATGTTTAGTAAACAAAAAAATATTAATGAAAGTGTTAAAACATATTTCAACAGACCTGCATCCCTTCCTGGTGTTGGTTCAATGTTAGGAATAATTAGTGAAGGCGACCTTGATAGTATTAAAGCAATATTTGAAGATGTAGCCAGAAAATTAATGTTAAAAGCACAAGCTATAAAACCAACTGTTACAGATGCTTCTTATAGAGGTATTAAAGGTGATGAACCAACATATAGAGAAAGTGTTATTAACGACATTAAAAATATTAGTTCTTCGTTATTATTCTTAAAAGACTTTATTTCTTCTAAACAATATAAAATGTTTTCTGAAGCATATATTAATGAAATATTAAAAGGTACTGACCTTGATAATGAAATAGTTAAAATATTTTTTGACTTATACCAACAATATATAGCAATAGTTGAAAGAATTCCTAAAGCAGATGTATTATATGCTTTATTAAAACAACTTGATAATTCTCTAAAAAATTCAAGTATACAACTATCAAGTAAAATAACTAATGAAATATGGGGTTTATTTGCAGACATTGACCAAATAGAAGAAATAGTAAAAGGTATGGAAGAACAAATAAAACTAATTAATTCAACATATAGTGCAAACCCCGCACCTTCACCATTTCCAGGTACAGGAAAAAGACTCGGAGGTGATACTTATGAACCTCCTAAAGTAAAGAGTCAACTTGAGGCTCAAATGGACAGTGGTTTATTTGGAAAACAACAATATGAACTAATTAGAAGAAATATTGCCTCTGACGAACTAACTAATAAAGTAGCATCTATTGACAACGAAATAGTTTATTTAGGCGATGAAGTAAAAGAAAAAAGAGGAAGAGTTATGCGCCTCAATGAACAAATTAATGACGAAAAAATTAACCCAAGACTAAAAGCAAGGTATGAAAGCATCAAGGATAGACTTGAGAATGAAATTGAAGTTATTAGTAAAAATATTAGAGACTTAGAAACAGAAAAAGCTTCTCTTATTAAAGAAGAACATGATATAACCGGTCATGGAATTAAACGAAGAAGAGGACGCCCAAAGGGTTGTGGAATTGCAAAACCTTACAAAGAAACAGTAAAAGCTTCAACCGCTACAACTGGAATTATGGAAAGTCCTCGTTTTGTTCACTTTGGAAAATATTTATTAAATATGCATAAACTAAATAATGAAGGTATTTTTTCACTAAAACAACCATCAGGAGGAAATATTATTGGAAACCCATCAATTAAAATAAGTAAAAATTTATCAGGTGTTATTAAAAAAATGGTTGGTGGTGGTGTTCCTTCATTTAATGAACTTTCTCAACTATCTGAACCCGAAAAAGTATATTTACATAAAGTAGCCAAGAAGTCAAATATTGAAGATAAATTTAGTATTCCAACACCATCAAAAGATACAGAAGAAAAAGACATGCATCAATTTGAAGTAATGAAAGGAGAAATTATGAGCGGTAATGATAATAAAGAATTTATTAAAAAATTTAAACTTCTATTAATGAAACTTTCTAAAAATGGAACTCTTCCCAAGTCTGAAGTAAATGAAATATTAGGAGACTTAGTTGAATTAGGTTATTAACTCATTTATTAAACTTTTGCCCGAAGGGTGTTTGAATAAATTTATTTATAAATTTGTGAAAACATTTTCCACTTTTATTTATAATATATAAAAAATAGTTAATATATTATAAATATAATAAAATGTCAACATCTGGAATTTATAATTACCACCCAAAAGTGGCGCTCCCAAATGCTATTCTTCCACAAATGGCGAGTGATACATCACAACCAGCTTTCTTTTTTGGAGGTTCTCAAGTACCTGTTAATTTAGGAATTGCTACAGGTTCAGGAATTCATACACCATACATTAGTCATACAGAACACGCCCGTTTAATGGGTGTAAAAGGAAGAGGAACATCTGTTTCAGTTAGAAAAAACCATAAAATTTATTTATCTAAAAATATGCCCTCAATTCGTAAATAAAAAACTTTATTAATTATTATACAATATATAAAAAATTAAATATATATTATATTATAATAAAAATGTTCGTAATAGTTCTTAACCAAAACAACATCGTTCAAGATGGTCAAAACAACAAGTTAATTTATAAATTTCCTAACTCTGTTGTATTCAAAGACAAATATATTGCGGTTTCAAGTATTTCCATGTTTTACTCTTGGTTTAACATTACTTCGACAGCACAAAATAATTTCTTCACCTATACCTTTCCGGTTGGTGGTGCATTAAACACATATACAGTAACCATTCCCGATGGTTTATATGAAATAGTTGATATTAATAACTTTATTCAATTTACTTGTATTCAAAATAATACATACTATATTAATACAGCTGGTAATTATGTTTACCCTTTTGACTTTCAAGTAAACCCAAATAGATATGCCGTTCAAATAAATACTTATTACTTGTATAATAATACTACTCTTCCAGCTGGTTGGACTTTACCCGACCCAGTTGGAACCCCTATAAGTACACTTGCTAGACAGAACTCCATCATTACTATTCCAGCAAACTTTAATATTATTGTTGGTTATACTGCTGGTTTTGCATCTGCTCAAAACGTAGGCGGTGCTTTTGTTCCATCTGGACCATATGTTTCTAAAACAGTAGATAATACTATTAGTTATATTAGTACAACAGCACCACAAGTTCAACCAAATAATAATATTCTTTTTAGTTTGTCTAATATTAATAACCCTTATAGTCAACCTTCTTCTATAATTTACTCATTAAACCCATCTGTCGCCATCGGTGAACAAATATTTGAAACTCCTCCAAATTTTATGTGGAATAGACTTATTGATGGAACTTATAACGAATTACGTTTAAGCTTTTTAGGAACTAATTTACAACCTATTTCAGTTAATGACCCAAATATGACTATATTATTAACTATAAAGGATAAAGAAGAGTCTTTCAGTAAATAAATATATATTTTTTAAAAAATATTTAAACATTTAAAAAAGTATTTAGTATATATATTATATATAATGAATAACTTTGAAGATGATAATTATTTAAACCGTATGTATGATGAACTTAATACTGCTTATAATACATTATTAAATGAATTAAAAAATGATAAGGAATGTACAAAGGAAAAAAGTTTAAATATGAAAATGGCTTGTATAGACACAATGAGGAAACAGATACTAAAATATAGAAATATAAGAATAAAAGATAAATTAAAAGGTGATATGTAATAAAATTAATTATATTATATAAAAAATAGTTTATATATTATTATATAATAAAAAATGCCTATTACTTCATCAAAATATGTTAAGTTGCCTTTTTCTCATGCTAGTTTTAAACAAGGAGCCAAGCACATCGGCGGTACTGGAATGGGTTCAGTACTATTAAGAACTGCAGGAGGTGGTGCTGGTTCTTCATATATGGATATGGATGACTACATCGCAACAACAGGAATTAACCCATATGCTCGTGCTTCTAGTTCTGGTTCTGGACTTAAAAAAATTAGTGAAAAATTAAGTAAACTCGGTTCTGATAAAGGACCAAAAAGAAAAAATATTGTAATGAGTCTATAAATTTAAAACTCAAATAGTTGAATAATTTTTAAAAAATTATTTAATTATTTTCCACTTTTTAAAATACTTTTTATAGTTAATATTATTTATTAATTATAAAAAATACAAATATATTTAAAAAATAACATATATTAATATATATAATAAAAATGTCTGACAAATTAGTATTCGACTTGGCTCAAGAGGTTGAAGGTTCTCCTAATGTCTTCGTTAGAAAAGACTGGTTAAATATCCTTGACAACCAAAACCAAAACTATAATAATAACCAAAGTATTATTGATACTTCTCAACTTTCTAATTCTAACAAATATATGTCTTATAGAGAGGCTTATTTCTCTATCCCTTTCCTTGTAACTCTTGGTTCAGTTACTCCAGGGTCTGCTTCATTTGCAACAAATATAAGTAAATTATTTACTCCCTCAACTGGAACTACATCAGCCGACTATGCTGTTGGTCTTAAAAATTGGTTTGGACAAATTATCCACTCCTTTACTTTAGACTATAACGGTACTACTATTGTACAACAAACCCCTTATGTTAATATGTGGAATTCTTTCAAGCTTATGACTTCATTAAGTCTTGATGATATTAATACTCAAGGCGCTACCATTGGGTTTTTCCCTGATACTTCTGACTCTTGGGGTTATACTTTACCTCCCACTGCACCCACTTCTTCATTTTTCTATGGTGGTACTGGTGTTTGTAATAATACCAACTTGGATACTGTTACATCTGTTTCTGGTGCATATTCAAGATATAACTGTAATGGTGGAAACGTTGGTTTAATTAGACGTCAACAACTTATTAATTTTGACTTAGAAGGTGGTTCTACTACCGGAGCTGTCGGAACTGCCTCTACTGAAACTTATGGTTCTCTTATTTCTGGCGGTCTTGGTGCTCCCCTTGGTGCTGCAGGAAGTATGAATTTATTATGGAAGTCTTATATCACCAAAAAACAAAACCAAGTATATGCTTCTCCCAACATCACTACTCAAGGATATATTCAATATTCCATTGTTGCAACTGTTTACCTTAAACATATTCATAGTTTTTTCAACATGTGTCCCCTTCTTAAAGGTGTTTTCATGAAGATGACTATGAACTTGAATAACGTTTCAACTTCTTTTAGTGCAATTGCAACTGCTTCCGGTATTGGTGCTATCTCTGGTGCTGGTCTTGCTTTAACTGCTGTATCATCTCCTCTTGGTGGTGTAAACCCTCTTATGGTTGCATCTGGTGCAACTGTCGGTTCTAGTGGTAATGGTTCAACTTCAATTTTCCCCGTTGTAGGCGATGCCCTTGCTGCAGGAGACTGGAGACAAGACTTTAGAATGAATATTTCTGTTGGTGCTACTTGTCTTGACCAACAACTAACTTCATCCATTACTTCCCTTGCTGGTGGTTCTATGTCTAAGTCTGTATATTTATATGTTCCTGCTTATACTTTCAACCCTGTATTTGAACAAGCTTATCTTTCAAGCCCCGTTAAACAAATTAAATATACCGATATTTACCAATACCAAGTTTTAAATGTTGCTGCAGGTGCTAACTTTAATAACTTACTTACCAACGGTATTGCAAATGTAAAGAGTGTTCTCATCCTTCCTTTTTACTCTTCTACTGGTATTACTACTATTGGAGGAAGCAACGGACCAACTGTTGCCGGTGCTGTTCAAAGTTTTAATACTGGTATTCTAACCGGTACCCCTGTCTTCCAGTCTCCCTTTGACCCCGCCGGAACTGGACCAACTTCCCCTCTTTGTTGGTTAACTAACTTTAACGTTCAAGTATCTGGTCAAAATGCTATTTATAACGTTGAGAAATACAACTTTGAACAATTCAATAACCAACTTTATGGATGCAATGCTGTTAACGGTGGTTTAACTGACGGTATCACTTCTGGACAAATTGATAGACAAGCCTTTGATATGGAATATTGTTATTACTATGTTAATATTGAAAGAATGCTTCCTGTTGAAATGTCTGTTCCTAAGTCTATTCAAATTCTTGGTCAAAACTTGTCTTCAAGAGCCCTCGACTTATACTGTTTCATTGAATACGGAAATGAAATTAGTATCGATGCTCTCACCGGTGCTAGAGTTTAAGTATTAAATAACATACTTAATTAAAAAATAAAACATATTTTATTGAATTAACATATTTATATAAAAATTAAATAGTGGAAAATATCCATTATTTAATTATTTATTTTCCAACTTTTATAATAATATTTAAAAACTAAAACATATATTATTATTATAATACAAATGACTCATATTTTAACAATTGACGCAAGTCCTAAACAACTTAGTAAATTAAGAAATGGACACTCAACAAGAATTAAAAAAGGAACTGGTTTCAACTTAATTGTACACCCTGGAACTTATTCAAGGGCTTCACATGCATTCTCTCGTAATAAAGGGGTTGAAGTTAGACTTTCACCAGAAGAAATTGAAATGAATAAATACATGTCTCCTGAACAACATGCTAAACTCAAAGAAGCACAACCAGAAATTGCAGGACAAGGAATATTCGGTTCTAAGTTTGATAAACTTCTTAAGAAAGCTGGTATTAAAAAGGCTGCATATAGAATTGGAGACCAAATTAAACCTGGTGTTAAAGGTTTAATAACTGCTGGTATTGCATCTGGTGCTACTGCTTTAGGTGCTGCACAACCTGAACTACTTCCTTTTATTGTTCCAGGTGCTGCAGGACTTCAAAACCTAGCAATGGACTACATTGAAAACCCTTATGCATATCAAAGTGGAATTAAAACAAAAGGAGTTAAAAACCTTGCTGGTAAAATTGCAAAAACCGGAGCTAATGAAATGTTAAATAAAGAATTAGGAACTAATTATGACTACATGTCTCGTGCTGGTTTAGAACAAGCCGGTATGTCTGAAATTAATAAAAGACTTTCTGATGAAGCAATTGCTGCACGAACTGGTTTAAGTCCTGAAGCATCAAGTTATGCATCTCTTGGTTATGGTATTGGTGCACACGGAATGAGAGGTATGGGACTTCGTGGAAGAATGAAAGAAAGAAGTATTTCTGGAAGAGGAACATTATTATCAGGAGATGAAGGAATTTATATGCCTCCTGCTTTAATTTCACAACCCATGTCAGCCAACTATCAAATGGCGCACTTCTTACCTCCTCAATATCAACATTATTCTAAAGGTGCTGGCTTATATGCTGGTTCTGGTTTATATGCCGGTTCTGGTTTATACGCTTAAATTATTTTCCAATTTTTATTATATTAATATATATTTAAAAGATAAGTTATATATATAAATATAAAATGTCACTAACAGACTCTCAAATATTTGACCTAGCAAAGAAAATGAATATCCCAATGGGGGATGTTTGTTTTAAGGATGAATTAGAAGCTCCTCTTCAATTCAATAAATTTTATATTATTAATATTGAAGATAGTATTGATAAAGAAGGAAACCCAAATGATGGGACACATTGGACTTGTTTTCAAATTAATAAATATCCTAATGGAAAAATAGAAGCTATTTATTTTGACCCATATGGAGCACCACCTCCTGAAAATGTAAAAGCTTGTATTAAAGCAACAACCAAACAACAAGGAGTTCCTTATACTGAAAAAGATGTACAAAGTTTATTAAATAATGCATGTGGTTTTTATTGCTTAGCATTAGGGCATTTTATAAATGCTTCAAAATTTAGATGTGGTGACTTATACGATGATGTTGCTTCATTTATTGATATGTTTGATGACCTTAATACATCAATTGACTTTAAAAAGAATGAATATATTTTAAAACATTTTTTCAGAAGTGAAGACCCAGAAAAAAGACAAGAAATAGAAGTTATAAAACCAATTAGTAGTATTTCATCAGAAGATACAAAAGGAGGAATTGATATGTTTAAGCTTCCCGTCGATATTAAAATAATTGATAAGTAATATATATTTACTTAAAGAAAAGTTTATATATATACTTATAATTATGGATAATACAGAAAAAGAGGTTATTATTAAATATTCATCATATACTCCCGCTCAAAAAAGAGCAACACAAAAGTATAGACAGAATAACAAGGATAAAGTAAACGAACAACGAAAAAAATATTATCAAGAAAGAAAAGAAAAAGATGAAAACTTTCTTGAATATAAAAGACAGAAAGCGCGAGAATATTATCAACGCAAAAAGGAAGTAGTTAAACCTCCTCAAGAAGTCTATGAAGAAGTAAGTCAAGAAGTATGGGAAGAAGTACCTCCCGAACTATTAAAAGAAGAACCAGAACCCACAAGAGAAGAAATAAATGAAAAACTAAATAAAGTAGCCGACGCTCTCAAAGAAGTTATTCAAAATGAAGCAAAACTAAAAAGAAAACGTTCTTCTAAAAAAAATAAAGAATTATAAACATTTTATTTTCCAAGTTTTTAATATTGTTTAAATTAAATAATATTAATAATGTTCTCATATTCTGACAGCTCTTTATCCCTCTTGATGAATATATATACAATTGGTCTGACATCTTGCGCTCATAGTTTGTTTTAATAAATTAAAAAAACATATGGCTGATGTCAAACCGACCGAATTATATATATAATGCATTCAAGAGGAATTAAGGCTTTTGTCAAGAAGTATGAAAGACAATTATGTAAATGTATTAATAATTTAAAAATTCTTAAACCTCACTTAGACTTTGAATGTTTTTATACACTCTTAAAAAATATTATGTTTAATGATGAACGCTATAGATGTTATATGTTCATTATGACAACTGTTTGGGAATATGATGAAGAGTTTCTTTTAGAGTCATTCTTTAGAGATAATATTCTCTTAATAAAACATTTAAGTTTAGATAACTTAGAAAACTTTTCTATTCTTAAACATGAACGTTTTAAAATTCATAAAAAAGAAATATTAAATTATTTTACTTTTATAAATAAATTATAAATTTTTATTTTTTTAATATTTTTTATTTTTTTTAATATTTTTATAAAATAGATGAAAATTTTATAAATATAATAATTAATTTTATTTTTAGATGTCATTGATGTTATAATATGTCTTTAAGTGTATATATATATTCACTAAATAGACTTAAAGACGTGTTTATATATACAGTAATGAACTTTAATTTCACTAAAAAACAGTTATTTAATATGCCTGAAGTAAAAGAAATTTTAGAACATGGGCGCTCATTATTTGCATGGGTAAGCATGAATGATATGGATATTGACTATCAATATAAAATGGCGAAGAAACACTTCGAAGGGTTTTCAAAGGGAGCAATTAGACTTTTATGGACTAACTCTATTGACCAAGATGAATTAACACTCATTAAGGATGAGGTATATTTTATTGAAGCATCAGAAGCATATTTAAGACTTCTTGAAAAATATCAAAACGAGATGATATTCTTTCAAGCATTATTCAGAGCCGGAGAAGAAGTTCCTTTATTAGCATTTTTAGAATAAAACTTTTTTACATTATATATATATTATATATCAATAGTATACAATATATATAAATTATTTAAGAGAAACCATTGACTGGGGCGGGCTTTATCAGAAAGTTAAGGCTTAACATGCATATTACATTAATTAAAAATTTTTAATTAATGTAATTATATATTTAGATGATAGTTAATGCTTAATAATGGGCTTGCGCCCCACCATTTAATGGTTTCATAGTTGATATATAAACAATAAATACTATATTATTATATATATGGGGTTTATAACTATATTTTTACTATGTGTTTGTAGTGTATGTGTTTTATTTTTATTTAAAATATATATGGACTTAATAAATAATGAATATTTTTATAATTAATTATATTTAAAAAGTAGTTTATATATATAATTATAGAATGGAGTTTATAGAATGTATATTAAGAGGTTTATTTTTATATATTGGTTTATATATTATATATGATACTAATATGAAGAATAATAAAATATTAAATACTTTATTAAAAGAAGAAGAAAACAAAAAAGAAGAAGAACTACAAGAACAACTTAAAAACATTTGTGATGAATTAACAATGTTAAAAAGTTTATATAAAAAGAATGAGGAAACTATTAAACTAATAGTTAAAAAACTTCCTTTCAAAGGTGAAGAATGGATACAAGAATTTATCCAGAAAGAAATAGAAAAAAATTATTTTTCTAATTATGAAAACATTAACCAATAATTTATTTTTTAATAACTATATTTTATAATTATTAAAAAGTGGAAAATTAATTATTATATTGTGGAATATATTTATATTCTGAAAAAGTATTTATATCAAATATATATAACCCTGCTAGTTTTTGGTCTCCTCCAAATACAGAACGTTTATATTCATTATTATTTATTTTATCTTTTATTGTTTGTACTGGTATAATATATAAGTCGTATAAGTCATATGGTTTAACAACGAATATAGCATAATAGTCTGCGGTTGTTGTAGTAATACCGGATGGTTGTTTATAACATTCATATTCTATTCCAAAGTTTCCTGTTTTATATGCTAGTTTATCGGCTTTCACTTCATAATATTTTATTCCTTCGTCTGTATAAAATTCAATATCATAATATTTGAAGTTTCCTTCCATTCTCTTATATCCATTGGATGGTAAAATATAACATAGTTTTTCTTCCCATTTGTGTCCAAATGCTAAGCTCTTTTTAAACTCTTCTGGTGTCATTATTAATATATATACACTATAAACCTTTAAACCCTTTTTATTATTATTTTTTATAAATTATATAAACTTTTAATTTCAAATATATGGTTGCTTCTAAATTGTTTAAATTCATTTCCGTTTCTTTTAATTGTGATGTTAATATGAAGGTTATTTAATTCACAGAAGATACCAAAGCGCCTTAACAAATTATCATATAATATTTTATAAACATCAAAAGCGCTTTTGTTTTGGTCTGAATAGTCATTTTCTAAGTCTGTTTTATTTTCATTAACTAATAATTCATCTTCAGTAAGAAATTCCTTCAATGTATAAAACATATTAATAACTCCCTTAAACTCAAAAGCAAATACTTTGAGTCTTGCTGTTATATCTTGAGACCAGTCTTCGTCTCTTTCGGCTCCTTTGAAATTTACAGTATATTCCATTATTAATATATATAGGAAATAATTCTTTAAATACTTTAATTTATATATATAGGTTAAAGAAAATATTTATTATTATATTTATTAATTTATTTTTTATTATACTTTTTAAAATAAAATAAAAAAGTGGAAAATAATTTATAAATTTAGAATTGGTCTAAATATTCTTTTAATTCTTTACTTAACCCTTTTCCTTTCTTTTTAGGTTTAATTCTTAAGTCGTCGTCATCGCTATCACTATCAAGTTTAGGTTTTGGTTTTGTTCTTGCTTTCTTTACTGATGCTTTTTCAATTAGTTCAGGATATTTATTAACAAGCTTTTCAACTTTTTCAAATTCTTCATCTGCTAAATAACCATTATATTTTTCATATTTCTTTTCCGATATTTCTTCATCTTCTAAAAGCATATCTAATACTTTACCATATATTTTCATTTTTTTTCCTGATGTAAATAATTCATGTGCTTCTTTTTTAAGGTCGGCTAATGACTGCTTGCCTTTTTTCATCATTGAAGATAATATTTCTGCATCTTCTTCTTGTTCTTCACTTAATAAGTGTAATTTTTTATTAACTTTACTCATTTTATATATTAATATATATTATTTTTATTTTATATACTTTATATAAATATTTATTCTAATAATTCAAAGTCTTCAAGTTTAAAACCAACATGGTCTGTAGTTTTTCCATAACTACTTTTAACAGGATGATGTGCAAAGAACGGGTTTCCTATTAAATTATTATCTCCTTGAAGAAGTTTTGAATAATTCATTCCTACTATTGCATCTGAATAAGAAATACAAAATAAAACAGATGCGCCGTTTATAATTTTAGTATTTTCGTATATTTTATCTTTAGTTGAAACTACTTCTTTGACAGTTCCATTATTATTAAATTTAATAAGTTTTTGACCTTTTTTATATTTTTGCATATGTTGATAAAATGCATTATCATTATAGTCATCATCACCTTCTTTTTCATTATTAAATAAATACCCTGTTTTAGTAAACTTCATTGCAACATAAAAACCATAAATTTCTTTATTAAAAATTTCATTAAAAAGTATATCATTATTTAACATTTTTTCCAACTTTTTAATTTCTTGTTTTAATTCTGTTACTTTATTATTATTTTTACTTTTAATATTTTTTTCTAATTGTTGTGAGAGTTTAAAAAGTTTATAAACCTTTACCCTTTTATAAGCATCATATAATTCCTTTTGATATTCTAATAAGTCTAAATAAGTTATACTATCACCAGAAACATTAATTTTTCCTTGTTTATTTTCTTTATGAGTATAATATTTTACATTATCATAATATTTTAATTCAATAACATATTTTTTAATAGTTCCATCTTTCATTTTTATTAAAACAATAACATCATATGGATAATTTGCATCTGCTTTATGACTATAAAATTTATTATCAAATTTAACATTATTATATGTTGTTTCGGTTTGCATTATAAAACATTTATCAACATCTTTTTTCTTAAATGTTTTATCAAGTTGTTGAATTATATTTAATGTTGTTTCTTTATCCTTAAACTTTTCTTCAAAAGCATCGCACATTTTAGGGGGTTTTCCTTTTTGGTCTTCTTCCCATTCCTCAGTCATTTCTTCTAATGTTTCCTTTATATTGTCATTGGATAAGTCTTCTGGTTTTTCATATGTTTCTTTTTTTAGTGCTTTAATATCTGACATAATATTTCCAAGTTTTAAATTTTTATAAATTTTTATATATTCGTCATTATCTTCATCATTAATAAATTCATCCCAGTCTTCTTCATCGACGTCTTCATAGGCTTCTCTTTGTTCGGCATATGCTTTATACAATTCATCTTCTTTTTCCTTCTTTGCACTTATTTTTTCTTTTTCAGGAATATATTCTATTAATTTCCAATTTTCTATTTTATATTTTTTAAGTGTACTTAATTCATTTAATGCTTTTAATGACT